TGGCTCCTACAATTTTAGATCCATCTGCAAGTCTTTGTGTACCTGCAGTGTTTGTTGCACTAGGTGTGTAAGTATTAATATCTTCTTGAGATGAAAATCTTATAAACATTGGATCTTGTGTAGACTTAGTTCCAATAGTTGTTTCTGTTCCAAAAAATATTAAGTGTCTATCAGGTGTAGATACCAAACTAAATGCCGAAGCTGTTGGTGCACCTGTTATAATAGTTGCTCTAGTATTGTTTGCACCTGTTGGGTTTGAATCCCATTCAAAAGTTTCACCGCCATTAATTGTTGCAATAAGTTTATTACCTAAATTATCTAATGACCATAAACCTGGTGCAGTTACAATATCTCCTGACGCTGCAGCATTCCATGCAAAAAAGTTAGATGCATCTGTTACTGTTGCACCTGATGAGTGTGATGCAGCTGTTGTACCATTTGCACCTCTTGTTAATCCTGATAATGTTCCACCACTATTACCTGTATAAGTAATTAATTCTGATCCAATTAATACTGTTCCTGAAGACGGAAAAGAAGTTGAGCTAGCCATTGTTAATGATGTTACACTTGTATTTATTGATGATGATAATGTTGATGTAAACTGACCTGCTTGTTGCCCGCCCCATGATCCAAGGCCCCAACCTGTAGATGCAACCTCAACTGCTGGTCCAACAGGATAATAATGTTTAACTCTAATACCACCAGATGTTGATGCGCCTGATCCAGATTCATTAGAATCCATTTCTATTGTAAGAGTAGTGCTTGTTGGTATTGAAGTTACCATAAATTTATTGTCTGTAAAATCACCTGATACAAAACCAGAGTTAGTAATAGAGGTAAAGTTATCTAATAATATAATATCAAATTTATTAATATTATGATCTGATGAAAAAGTTAAAGTTACAGTTGCTGATCCATTAGTTGTAGAGAATGCACTTGTTAAAGTGGTTGTAGATTTAATTGGATGTATGTCATAAAATATACCACCAGAGTATGCATATAAAATTCTATTTGTACCTAACGCTGCATACTTAATACCTGATGTATTTACAAAATGATGAATAGCTGTAGCTCTACCTGTTATCTGAACAGATCCTAATTGAGACCAACCACCTATTTTTTCAGGTGTACCATATCTAAAACGAACATTATCACCATTAACCCATTGGCTCTCGCCACCGGTTGATGTAACTTGTTTATTGAATCCAGGTGCAAACTTTACCTTTTGTAACATAGTGTGATCCTATGCTCTACTACGGTTTAGTTGGCCACGTAGCGTCTTCACATTTTTTAACAGTGTCTTTACCTGCAGGCAAGTCTCTAAGATTTTTACGATATGTTTTCATATCATCTGATAGAGTATTGTCAGACAAAGCTAAGTAATCAGTTTCAGCAAGAAGTCTATTTCTTTTTTCTCTAAGAGTAGCCAAAGCTCTAGCAGGGGCAGCATTAGCCCAAGCTGCTTCTTCGTTGTCTCTAGCCGTTTCTTCAGCTGCTGTAAACTGTACTTTGTTACCGTTTATATTATGATATCTTGGCATAGTTTTCTCCTTTG